TCACGCAACAGCGTGATTTCAATCGCCAGAAACAAACCGAAGAAACAATAAGTAATTACCGGGCGCACTGAACGTTGCAGTGCAGATATAATCCCCGTGCCGCTGTTGATGCTCATGTCATGCTGGATCAATCTATCATGCTCTTTGTCAGAAGCCTGTGCTTCAAACGCTTTCAACTCATGATCAAAGCCTGCCTGACGCAGTTCAGCCATAGTTTTCATTTTTTCAAGTTCAAACTTCTGATTGCTTTTTTGTTTAAAATGATCAGCAATCGCCGGAGCAGTACTACTGGCAAAACCTATCAAAGAACCTATTACACTAAGCATCATCAGTACCCCTTAAATCCTTTGTTTTTTGCATCCCATTCTTTTTTCAGCCTTCGTTGTTTTTTTCTCATCAAGTTATATTCTTTATACTTGTTCAACGGGCCGTTGTATTTATAGATTACTTTCTTTGCATCCATGCTGTTGTGCCCATGTAGGTTCCAACCACTCCCGCTTGTGCGATGTAGAATAACCCCAAAAGATCAGCCAGACCAGCAACGCGGCTATCGGAAACAATCGGTGTGAACAGGACTGTTGAAAAAACGAGCATACTTGCCATCGCAACCCATGCCATGTACTGCTGTGCCTTGGCTTTTTCCTCGCGTAACTCAAGCTCAATCATCTCTTTTTCACGAGCAATCTCAGCATCTGTCACAATCCCATCGCCATCAAGATCGTGAGCTTCGTAACGGCTACCGGTTTCAAATTTTTTATTAGTCATTGTTAACAACTCTCAATTTTACAGGGTTGTTGTCAGTATTTGTACGAACTCTTTCTTCTATGTCATCCATAGACACACCTTTTCGATACCACTCTTCCATCTTCTTTTTTATTCTGTGGTACTTCCCCCAGCGACCAGCCCAAACAGATGTCATTTTTTCTTCTTTCTTTTAGGGGAAACAATACTTTTTAAACTCTTTGCTTGCTTGGCATGAAGTTTAGAAGCCTTGTTAAGACCCTTGATTACTTTCCGTACTTTTTGTTTGTTTACCTTCTTTATCATTTGTTTAACTCCTTCATTACAGCAATCTCTTCCTGCGTTTGTATTCGCTCCCTGTTTGTCTCATCACGCTTTTCAGCAATCTCCATCTGCGTGTCTAGACGATCTTCAGCCTGCTGTGCTGATTGTTGTATGCGTGCGGCTGAAAGTGCTGCATCAGTTTGATCTTTTTGCGTTTTGCGCTGTTGATCTGCGGCAGCAATTTGAACTTCAGCTTGACGAATACCGACTAGCGGATCAGGTGCTTCAGGCGGCGATATGGTTGGAGCATATTGTTGAATAAGCTGTGCCGTGATTTGTGGAATAGAAGTCACCAACTGTTGTTGAGCCTGTGCTTGTACCTGCGCCTGCATTTGTTGTGCCATCATAGGGTCAGTAACTGTCGCCTGTATTTGTTGCAACTGCTGCTGTAATTGTGCTTGTACTTGTTGAGCCGCCACTTGCTGTGCAAGAAAACCTATTCTTTCAAACAATTTTGAAATCAACACTGCCTTAACAGGCTTGGTTTCTTTCATGATTGGGTTCTGTAACAACTGCACATAAGCGGTAATGTGTGCTTCCTGATTCTGTTGTGGAAACACTTTGAAATCCTGGCCAGAAAAAACTTTTGCCATCTCAGCCGCTGGATCAAGCGGCTGCGGTTCAGGTTTCTTAGGCAGCAACTCGTCGATATTCTTAACTTCAAGCGCAGCATACATACGACGATATGCTTCGCGTAAATCATGAATCTCAGGATTCTGCACCGCCATTTGTAGCTGCGTTTGTGCCAAAGCCTGACGTTGTGCAGCAGAAAAAATATTGGGGTCTGATACCGGGATAATGTCTACACGACCATCAAAGTCTTGTGGTGCAACCTGTGCAGGCACACGCAACTGATAGGGATACGCATCAACAGTATCACCGATGATGGCAGCAAGAAGTTTGAACTCCTGCTTTTGAGAATAGTGCATCCGTTTATGGATAGCACTCATGACTCGTGATCCGCGTTCCAACAATGCAACTGTCGTACCCACCGGTGCGCGAGTATTCATGTCACCCGTGTTATTGTCGGCAATCGACGCATACTTACGACCACTATCGACAATCACACCAAGCAACTGTGCCAAAGTTCCTGAAGGTTCTTTGTACGGTAGCGGTGATATAGCGTTACGAATGTCACCACCGGGCGCATCAATGTCCCTGAACTCACCGGGCTGTAACGGCTCATCATCATTACGGATACGGACACCACGAGCCTTGAAACCAGCAGGTAGATTTGACAACGTACCAGCATCAATCAACTGACGCAGGATAGAAGTGGCAGCGCGAGACAAACCACCAATCATGTGGATCAAACCAAAGCCGTAGAAACCAAACCCCGGCAAAAATTTGTAATGTACAAAGTGTTGAAGAGCCGTGCGTGTTGGGTCTTCTTCTTCAAAGTTTCTATAAATTGAAAGAACTTGATTGCTATCACGATCTATCGTTACAGCGTAAGGTAACTTCACGCCTGTTGGCTCACCAGACATATCAGTGTCCTCAAACCCTTCAATATCAAGATAGGTGTGTATCTCAAGAAGCGTGTATCCGGTGTCCTGATAAGACGGACGAACACCAGATATCTCATTCAAACGATCCTTCAGTTCATCCGAATCAGCATCAAGTTGCGAGGGTGATATCTCAATATCTCTGTATATCCCACCGACCTGCATCTTACGCAGATCATTCTCAGAGGTTCTCAAAACGTGAGTGATACGTTCTGCTGTGCGGATATCGGTTGCCGAATATGGCACCACGACATCTTCGGCTGGCAAAAACTTAGCTACGGCACGATTTTTTATCGGATCAAAGTAGACTTTCTTGAACGTTGAGCCAGCTAACGGCAGGTAAAAAAGCATCTGGTCAGTGTCCAGATCATACTCCTCCATCACTTCCATGATGTAAAAGTTCATAAAGTCTTCGACACGCTTTGCCTGATCTTCAGCTTCCGGTGTCTGTGCCCCAAGTATCTGTGTGCGTACCGGCCCTGCTGCGGGAAGTATTTCTTTGTATGCTTGCGCCTGAAACTGTGTCACCGACTCTGAGATAAGAGGATGCGTTACACCGGACGCGCCAGAAAAAGGCTCGTCACGTTCTTCGTAACTAATTCCTAGTAAGCCCAGACCCTTGGATAGTGCCTGTTCCCACTCGTCGCGTGAATCAAGATCATCTTCAAAAGCATCAACAAGCTCACTTGCAATCCCTTCAAGCGTGCGGTCATCCAAAGATTCTGCAAGATTAGATGCGTGACCTAGTTCCTGCAAAGCTTCTTCAGGGTTTATTTGATCCTCGTCGCCAAGATCAAGAATCATTTGCTCTATTGCTTCTTCCGTGATACCAGGACTCTGCGCTTCAACTTCGATGATGTCCTCTTCGAGTTGAGGCGTACCACCCGCACCCATTGCAGAGTCAACCATCGCTCCCGGCGGTAATTGTGACTGTGACATGATTTTTTATAACACCTCTCTCGCCATGGAACCAATTCCTTTCTTAACTTCGCCGCCCTTGCTCAACAAAAGCTCTGGGTAAAAGTCTTGAAGCTCTTTCAAAAGCAACGGCAAGCTCACTTCTTCTAGGCTGTCTATTTTATCTTTTCGTATAATCCCTCTCATGATGTCATCAAGAGTAGCATCAGCTGGAAATAACCTGCCGCCGCTAGGACGTTCTTGAGCCTTTCGCATTAAAATGTCTGGGTAAAAGTCTTGAAGCTCTGTGCTATTAAAAAAGTCTTCTGCTGCCCTAGCGTTTATCTCGCCTTTTGTTTTGTAGTACTTATCAAAGGCTTCATATTCAATTTCGTCAAGTTGATCAAGGCGGGTATTTACCTCAAATACTTCTTTGATAATATTTTGTTTATCAGTTCTATCATCTGTTTTACTAGAAAGAGATGTTTCGGTATCTTTTCCAAACAAGTCTTGCATAATTCTATAATACTTTACCTGAAGTATACCGGATTCTGTCCCATCCCCAACAAGAACGGCACTGTCAGGAGTACCAGCGTTTATGCGTGCTTCTAGCTCTGGATTATTTTTTATGTTCCCATAAGCTTTTTGTAAGTTTTTAAGAACATCATTTGTTCTTTCATCTTCCGGCAAAATTTTAAGGGCACCCGGAAGTGCCTCGTCTCCATATAATACGCCTTCTCCAGTAGGCTTATTTTTAAATAGTTTATAAAGTTCTTGAATCTGAAATGTTGGCCCTATTTTAGCCTTTTCAACAGCGTCGTTAGCTTTGCTTAATTTTTCTTTGTACCCCTCTTTCATTTCTTCAAACATAAAAGGTTTAAACAACGAGGGGCTAGATCCAGGATCTACGCCCTCAATATCGTCTATCGCGTGCTGCACTTCATGCAATAAGCTTGAAACGGCATCGTCCTCATCTCCCGCTTCAAAAGCTTTTAGCTTTATGGTTTTGGTTATTTCATTAAAAGAAGCTTTTGCTCCAGTATGAGCACTTAGACGTTCTACAGAATAGTTTTTTAGCGTCGGGTATCGCTTATAAAGTTCAGGAAAATCTAGTACGTCTTCTAAAACCAACAGGTTTGTTAGGCTAAAACCAGCCCTTTCACGAGCCTTTTCAGGTGTATCGTAAGTTTCTAGTTCATCTAATTCTGTTTTATTTCCAACTGATCTTGTCTTAGGAAGATTAGGGTTCGTTGGTTCAAAGTCCACAATAAACTCTGGTTTGAGTTTGGCTTTTCTTGAGTCTATTAAAAACCTAAAGGCAGAGTCTTCAGAAAGAGGATCTTTAAAACCACCGCCGCTTTCATTATAGGCTTTAACTTCATCAGCATCTTTTCCTTTTGCCCTGTCATCAGACAGCGATTGGAAATAGTCGTTACGTTTTTCAAAGTACCCTACGGCTTTAGAACCACCCATGACACCAACAGCATTATCAGGCATACCACTTATCAACCTAGCTGTTGCAAGTGTCCCAACTCCGGCGACAAGAGGGTCGAATGTTGTCGTCGATCCTGTCTCAGGGTCATAGACAGTTCTACCAACAGCAACCGACTCTTTTTGTTTTTCTAATTCATCAGCCACAATACCAGGAATCCTGGCAGCAGTCTGTGCCGCCGCGTCCCGTGTTTTCTCATCCGTAACAAAACTTTTCACATAATCAATAGCGTCCGACGCGAATCTTGCAGCAGGCATATATTCAAAGCCAACCTCCGGCTCACCATAAACACCAGCACTTTGTTGCACTGCTATCGTCTCATTAGGATCAACAACGCTATCAGCGAAGTAACCCGGATCTATTTTTTGATATTCTTGAGAAGTGAAAAAATCTACTTTTGGTTCTTCTATGATTTCGCGTCTAGCTGGCGTGAAGATGTCTGAGATAAAATCTGAAAGCCCCATGATTCCAGTGCCAAGAAACGAGCTACGGTCTGGGGCCATTGTTTCAATCTGGGGTCTTGGAACACGACCATACTCATATCTTTTTTCTGCCATGAATCAGCCTAGCCCAGTTTGACGTAGCCGACAACGGCTAGAACAAACAGCAGTGCTACGACAACAATAGAACCAA